GAAAGAACACCGAAGAACATCTTGTCATTCTCGGCTTGAGCGCCAATTGGCTGTGTGACGAATACGAGTGCCCAGAGCACACCGATGGTTGTAATCATGAGAACAAAGCCAAGCATGCATCCGATAACGAACTTAAGGCGAGCATCTAGTTCTGCTGGTGTCATACGCTTTTTCATGGGGCAACTGTCTCCTCTGTAGGAACGGTGTCAATAAATAAAGATCCTGAAAGCGGATCAAAGCCGAGCAATACGTCGGGGCATGCTCCATCTACTTCACATGCTGGTCTTTGGCACTGTGGCGCTTCCCAGTTTTCTGGGTCTTGGCACTCATAACGGTACTTACCGTCATAGCCACAACTTGCAAGCAAAACAACAGAAATAAAAAGTAGTTTCTTCACCTACCAATTATAGATGATTAGACCTTAGAGCGCCTTTTGAAGTCCGTGTGGGTACCAAGGTACGAGTAAGTCTCATACTGTGGCTCCTCTTTAGGTGATGGTGAACCGTATTCGTAAGATTCTACAGCACGCATAACAAAACGATGAAATGAACGGACAACGAATAGAACGATGGCGGCAATAAAGAAGGTAGTCATAAGGGGTTTAAGTATAACCGATTTGGTCATGATTCATCCTCCATTGGAATAAAAGCCACGACCGACCAGATTGACGGCTGGAGAGAAGTAGACAGGGCGTAACTGCTCACCGCAGTCTGGACAATTGATTACTTGTTGTTCGTCATAGATACTGCGGGTTTCTTCATGACGGTGGTCATTCCCGCATTTGTAAGCATATGTTGGCATAGAAAAAGTCTAGTCGTATTTGACAGGGATTTCTGAACGTGGGTTGATGTCATTGGCAACCGCAATGCGGTGGTGCCCATCTTCAATGACAGGACCTTTGTAATCGGCTCCAGGAAAGTAATCGTATATACGACCACGAACACTGAAAGGATGTTGACCTATTGTGATTGGGTCTTGTACACCTTCACTCTTAATTTCATTGTACAAACCTTCAGTTTTTGCTTCTTGTACTTTACGAGAAGTTACTTGAGGAAGATCTTTGTACTTTTGTGGTTTATCAGTTTCTGGCTGATCTAACGGGATCATATCCATCAACTTGTGTGCAGGGATGAACATAGCCAATTGGGCTTCGTTCAGGACGTGCTTCTTTTTACCCATTACTTCTTAGGCCATTCAGTAGGAACCGATGCAGGGTCAATCAACCATTCAGCCTCTGGGCGACGCTTTTCTCCAACAGTTCTAGGCATACCGCCTAACTCAGCCAAAGGTACTCCACGTACTAAACCTGGGGCGGCTTTAAAGATAGAGCCACGAGAGCCACCACGAGGTGCGGCAAAAGAACGAGCAACGTTTACATCGGAAGAAAACGAGAGAGCCTTATCTTTAGATTCACCAACATCTAATGAAGGTGCCCGCCGTGCTCCACGGTACAGTGTGGATTCGTTTTCACGACTAGAACCACGCACAGCCTGTGTAAGGTCACGCAATCCAGCGGCAACACGATGTGTGTTTCCAACTAAGTGTTCGCCACGTTCTCTCTGAAACTGGTGGATAGTTGCGCTGACGTCTGTTGGTTTGATTAACTCAGCGTGAGATTCAGCAAAAGGTCGCATACCTTTCCCAATACGGGAACCAGCCCATGCATCGTCATACTCTTCTGGAGTCATTAAAGAGTCATTGATTTTGGCTACTTTGCCAGATAGTGCGTCTTCAACGCTCATTCCATGCATTCTTTTAAAATGCTCGCCAAATAGATAGTTATTAAGTGGCGCTGACATTAATTGTTTAGTTTAGTATTCTGATCCTGGGTTCATGACCATATGTGCAATGTCACGATAATCACAGCAACGTGGGCAACCACAGTCACCTGCTACTGCACCAAGGAACGCCGCCTGACGCATAGGTCGGGTTGTTGGGTTTGGCTGGTCACTTGCACCGATGCGCTGTCCAGAAATGCTTGGAGCGCCCTCACTTGGGGAACTTGGATCAGGGTTGTTTCGGTTTACTTTGCGTTTTGCCATGTACCGATTGTACAACTAAACAAAATTACCCGCTCACCCCAAAAGTATCACTGATGTATACGAGTTGTCAAGACCTTTTAGCGAAAAAATACACATGTATATTTCGTACACATGTCAGATGGCAGTTAAACTAAGTATCTACTCCATACCTGGCAACTGTGGCTGGCTGAACTGGTTACTCAATGGTTTAGGGGTGCTCTTACCAATGCCACGGAGTGCTTTGTAGTGTTGTTTTGCCGAACGCATGGTTTCGTCAGGGATCCTCTTCGTACTAGATGTACTAAACGGTATAGCCGAAGCAACCATGTCTCTGTTATCAAAAGTGTAAGAGTTGGTAACGTCTAGTCCTGGGTTATCTTCACTGCGCTTTACAGGAAGTCCTAGTTTTTCGGCATGTTCAGTCATGCGTGAACTATGCTCTGACAGGTCTTCAGATGCTGTGAGTTCACCATACTTCTGATGAAAGTACGCTCCCATGACAGGGATAGCGGCTTTCATGGATGTGTGAGCAAATGCCCCTCGTACCTCTGCAGATCCTGGTTCAGGGGTAAACATTTGAGATGTTCCCTTATGTATTTCTCTTACGCTTTTTGCGTACTCTACCCCGTAACGGCGGCGCCAATACTTTGAAGCCTCATACTCAGCACGACCACTGGTTTCACCAAGTTCCTGAATGAAGTTAGCGGCACTGTGTTTTTTAGACTTTTCAATCTCTTGAGCGGCGTTTACTGCATAGTAGTGGGAGTCACTAGCCTCACCTGCAAGTTCACCTCTGTCAAAACCTGTTGCATCATAGACTTGTTGCTGTGCTCGGGTTCTTGGAACTTGAGAACTATCTTGTAATTGATTAAAATTCATGTGCTCACGGGGTTGTGCAGCCCGCACGGTCATCACTGCTTTAGGGTACATACCACGAGCGTTAGCACGATCACTTACGGCTGTGACTTCTTCGTAAGTCAATCGTCCGCCATAAGGAGTCTGGTCTGAGTAGTACTTAGCCATTATTCGTCCTTTGTAGGGAACTGTTGGTTGGATAGGTATTCACGCCTTCTCTTGGTGTTTCTGTATTTTACTTTTGGTAATGTGATGTCACCAGAAGCCAGCCCGTGTAAGTAGTCTTCTTGGGCGGATTGAATGTAATCTCCCCATTCAGCCTGATTAGGGCGGATACGACCCATATTACGGGGACCCATTGAGATGTCTCCGTATTCTTCCTGCTCTACATCGTCTGTATATCTGCCCATAGGCTTACGAGGCTCTGAATCACCTTTTAACGATGTGTAGTTAGTTACACGCTCTTTAGCCCGAGGCGGAAGTGGTTTACGAGGGTCTTGCATTTACCAATTATAGACGGTTGTCACCGAAAAAATATGGCGTTACACTTCGTACACATGTTTACCAACTGCCCAAACTGCTCTGCTGACATCTTCTCGTGTGCTGGCATTACTTACCCTTATCCACATTTCTAATAGGTATTTTGTCAATTCCCAAGTCACGAGCAACAATAGCCCTGTGATGCCCATCTATTAGTAAGTTACGCTTAAGGGATACATCTAAAGGTGTTTTAATACCTTCAGTTCTGATGGAATCACTTAATGATTGGTAGCGCTCGGTATCGTCTTGAAAGATGTTTTCAGAATCTAATTCCCCTATGGTGTAATCCTTCCCAGAAGGATCATCAAAACGCATGTCTCTAGAAATCAATCCACGCAACTGTTCCTGGTTGATGTGCTGGTGAGCAGGCATTAGTCCATATCCTCTTCTGGTTGATATGAAGTCCTGTTATAGTATTTATTTTCAAACTTTGAAGCAATATGAGTGGATGCTGGGTTGATTGTCAAACCCCAGTCAATGTGTGATTTTGGGTATCGGTTGTACATGTGTTCCATGAGTCGCTGGGCGTGACCTTGACCCTCAACGTTGCTCTTTAAATAATCTATGTCTATTCGTGACGATGGTTCAGAATGTGGGTCGTTGTAATGCTCAAAAGACACACGAGCAAGGTCTATACCTTCTTTTGGGTCTTGAAGCGTCAGAGAATGCCAACCCCTGCCACCAGACACACCTTCACCTAGTTTCTGATGGACTACCTTGAATTGGTCACCAATATGGTCTCTTGCCGCCATCTACTGACCCATCTTCTTTTTCCAGTTTGCACCTTCATCCGATGAGGTCGGACCAATGTCAATTGGACCATAGTGTGACTCGGCGGCGTTAAACATTGCGGTGGCTACACCTCTGTTTTGATAGCGCTTGTTCGTAGCAATACCGAACACTACGTGCTCACGCTCTTGTCCAGAATTAAAACCGAGCATCACGCCTAAGCGACCAGTAACGGTCTTGCCACTGCGTGCCTCCACGTCCCCAAACGGGTTCGTACGGATCGTGTGCTCTTTGCCACGCTTGTCTATGAACTGGTGGCTGAGGCTCTCGTATGCTGACATTAGTGATCCCTCGGATGGGTTACAGAGTATGTTACAGGTATTTCGGTATCTGGGTTGATGTCATGTGCCGCTACGAGTCGGTGTTGACCATCCCATATTTGTGTACCGCCACCACGTTGGGCTGAGTGGAGCCGCAGGTGTACAGGGATTTTAACCCCTTCTTTTTTAATACTGTCGTAGAGACTGTCTTTGTACCCCCCATAAGGGTGTCCCTCTTTAGATTCTCGCAATTTCCTAGCACGGACATTAGGAGACTCAGTCATAGGGAGGTAACCTGAACTAGAGGTTTCTTCATCTCCTGCGGGGTACTTCATAATCTCCCGTGCAGGGAGAAACATGGACAACTGACCACTGAGGTGCTCTTGTGCTGGCATTTACCTAGTATAGGGCTATTTGGGCGAGTTGGGTGGTCGGTCGGATTTTTGGATGGGGCTATTTGGTAGTGGAGTGTTGGGTGGGGCCTGTTGTCTACCCCCCGCCTCCGCTTGCCCCCTCACTTAACCATGGGGGGTTATCCACAGCCCGCTCCATGCCCTGTATGGCTCTGCTGGGTTATCCACAGGTACCCCTGTGTACAGCCTGTGGATACTGTGGAACATCTCTGTGGAACATTGGGGGCGAACACCCGTTTGTGTGTCGTTCGTCACAGTGTGACCATCGTCACATGGATTGTTCCAATCGTGTGACATTCGTCACAAACCCTTGACAACTCGCAATTGGCACGAGACGCACCACAATGCGTTCTCAGAGGAGGAGGGAGGGATGTAAGGGGTCAAGGCGGGCAGTGGTACAAAGTACCCTCAGAGAGGCTGTTGTGCGTCTACGAATGGGGCTATGAGCCTTGCTGGGTAAGGGTTTGCGGGGTATGGGTAGGTTACGAAGTACTCGCCACAGCGCCCCAATTGCTATCCACTGCACCATCGCTCCATATCGGCACCTGCACGCAACACAGAGCCTCCTAGGCACCTCTCCTGCCATCCTGCGGTATTCATTGATCAATTGAATTCTGAGCCTCTGCATGCCTCTCTCTCCCTGTATCTCTTCCTCCATCCGATGGATGGCTGGTCGTTGGGGGCGCCCAATTCCAGCCCTGTCCCCGCCGTCCCGAGGCTCCCGCCCATGCTGGGTAAGGCTCAAAAGAATTCTCAGGAATTGTTTAATTGGGGGTTGACAGATGTACCCCATCTGTGCGTTTAATGGGGGTGGAGGGGGATGCGTCCCCCGCCTCGGTTCCTTGACAAGTGGCAGGTACGGCACGCAGGCTTCGCCCTGCGCATTTTGCGTTCCTGCCCTCAGAATCAAACATGGTTCAAAATTCCTCAGCGTCACGGGCTGGCTTCGGCTGGCTCGTGGCGCTCAATGAGCGCTGGGGCACTTCCCCCTGACTCCAGCGCTGATTGAGCGTCACACACGCTCCACTGGCACACAGCCAATGCAGTCCTGAGGAGGACACACCATGAAAGCAACACGACAGCAACTACTCAACCTTGGAGCAACCGTCCTAAGCACTGCCTACGAAGGCGGTTCATGCGGACTCGCTTCATGGGCAATCGCCAACGGCACCTACAACTGGGGCACCGAACAGGGTCTCTACAAGTTGGACGGCAACAATCACTTCGCATCAGTCACCCTTTATGACAGGGAGTCATGCGAATTGGTGGAAGACGAAGCCGAGTTGGCAAAGTTGACCGATGACGATGGTTTCAATGGCTGGGGCGGGTTCTACCGCTTCGGCAAGCCACTCGTGATCAGTGAGTCCATCATTGCCGACTTCATTGAGAAGATCGGCACGGGTGAGTTCAGTCAGGACAACGTTCCTGAGTACGGTCAACTGCGCACCAATTTGGTGAGCGGTCTCGCAGGCAGTTACCTGCAAGGCGCTTCAGCGATCGGTGATTTTGAGTGCGAAATTGACGCCATTGACGCTGACAACATCGTGCAGTTCATCCTGCTCGGTGAGGTCACATACGGCTGATCAATCCCCCAGCGCCTAGGGCGTGCCCGTTCAATCGGGACTGGGGACTACTGGCACACGCCAGTTACCAATACCTGAGGAGGTATCACCATGGACACCACAACAGATGCAGTGCAGAACTACATCGCCACGAGACGGCGTGCACAGGAGGACATCATCGTGGGGCTGGTCAAACGGCTCAACGATGGGTTCTCGGACATGGACGGCGCCGTGAGCAATCTAGGGCTGTTTCATCAGGCACATCACATCTTCAAGTCACAGACCAACTGGATCGGTCAACTGGGCGAAGCATTCGCCAAGTACGAGTCACTGGCTTACCTTGAGGATGACTTCACGCCGAGTAAGTGAGTGTTTCCCCCAGCGGTTCAGCCGTGGCTCTTCAATGAGCACTGGGGACTGTGAGCGATCATGCTCACTCAAATAGACCTGAGGAGGTCAAGCCATGAATACAGAAGCAATCTACGACAAGGTGCAGGCAATCCTTGATCGTGCCAATCATCCGAACACGCCACAAGCGGAAGCCGAGACGGCTCTCGCCATGGCACAACGGCTGATGATGAAGCACGGTCTTGAAGAGTCCGCATTCGCCAAGGCTCAAGATCGTGACGAGAACATCGTTACCGATCAGATCCCAATCAGTGGTCAATGGCAACTTCGCCGTCTCGGTCTTGCTGGTGCAATCGCTAGTGCCAACTCTGTTGCCAACTACCGCTCCACATCGTGGGCGAATGGCAAGAAGTCGTTGGTGTTGGTGGTGTACGGCACTGCTGGTGACATCTTCGCTGTCAAGACACTGTTCGCATCGGCAGACTTGCTCGCTTCTCGTGTGATCCCAAAGGGTGATCGGTCATTCCGCAATGCGTGGTGGCTCGGATTCTCCTCGGGAGTGCGTGAGGTGTTGCGCAAGTCCAAGAACGAAGTGATCGCAGAGCAAGGTGCTGGCACTGGGCTGGTGCTCGCTGACAAGTTCAAGCGTGCAGACGCTGAGATGCGTTCAAAAGTCAAACTCAAGTCCAGTGGGTACTACAGGTACTCATCGGGTAACGGTTATAACGCTGGTCGTTCTGCTGGTCGTTCGTTCAACACTGGTGGCATCGGTAACGGTGTTGCTGGAGCGATCGGACGATGAGCATCCATGCATACATGGAGGTAGTGCGGGAGGGCGTTGCAAAGCGCTCTCCCAAAATGCCCGAACATCAAGCCACGGTGTATGCGATTGAGAATGTGGTGGAGCGTCACTTGCCATCGCAAGTGATCGCTACCAAGAACGCATTCGCTTGGCTGGATCGTGTGTGTGAGACCGAAGGCTGGGACACGCCGATGGTTGATCGCATCCGATCTACCAAGTGGGCAGGTGTCGCTAGTGCCGAAGGCAATGTCATCGGCATCAGTGGCTCCAGCACGACAGCACTGGTACTGGCTCACGAACTCGCTCACATCGTGTGTGGCGAGCGTGGTCACAATGAGTGTTGGCGTAATGCGTTCGTGAACATCGTCCGAGATCACATCTCGGTACAGCATGCGTCACTCCTGCATACCTTGTACGAGCGTTTCCAACTTCAATCAGGTCAGTGGAGGCTGACCGACACATCACGAGTGTGAACTCGTGGTGCTGTCATGGCTCATCGGCGCAAGTTGGTGAGTCATGACAGCATCATCCGATGCTGAATAAAGCGACCTGAGGAGGTCAACCATGAAAACATCAGAGATCAAGCAGATCATTGCCAAGGATCCGAACGCCGTGTTTCGCATTGGCGGTCGTGGTCGGTACACGCACTACGGCTCAATCACAGAGATTAAAGAAAATGTCGTGGACACTTACAGCAGTTGGGGTCGCAAGACGGGCACCCGTGTCAATGTGTTATTCACAGTGCGTTACGAGTACTTCACTAGTGGCACTGAGGCTCATTACGGCTACCCCGAGAAGTTGCCTTCAGTAACACTGGAGCGCAACACTTGGACTAAGCCACGTGACATTGAATGGCACGTGTCGGACTTCGGTCAGACCATTGAAGAGTACGTGGTCAAGACTGACGCCGAAGTGAAGGCTGACTGGCAAGCAAAGAAGGACAATGACAATGCCAAACAACAACTGATCAACCGAATTCTCAACGACTTCGGAATCGTGTTGAGTGTGGGTGATGAAGCCACTGACAAGCGCTGGGATCACCTAAACGATGAGTTGGACAGACTCAGCATTGACACTTTGAAAATGCTTGTACATAACTACACACCTTCACGGGTGTGATTGGTTCCCCTAGCGCCTCGGGCGTGCCGATTCAATTCGGACTAGGGACTGTGAGCACTCGCTCACTACAAAATACCTGAGGAGGTATAGCCATGGCATATCAACTAACAGACTGGGATCTAGAGCAGATCACTGACACGCTGGACATGTATGAAGCGGGCACCGTGAGGCGGTACTCGGGTCGTGCGATGTACGGCGAGCAGTGTCTCGGCATCGTGACCGAAGATGTGGCATCAGCATTCATGATCCTCGGATCAGCACTCGCTGACTTGGGCAATGACGGTAACGCATTGACAAGAAAACTTCTTCGTGAAGTGCGCCAAGACAGCATGGGTCGTGACTCAGCCGTTGTCTACTTCCCATCCATCACAATGCCCGAGGGTTACGTGGAGGGTGACGAAGACAGCGACAACTAGTCGTAAGTGGTAGTCGGGAGCATCACGGCGTAAGCCGTGGTGCCCTCACAGTGCATCGGCGTTGTGTCGGTGCATTGTGAGGGCATACAATTGCCCGTTCAACTAATAAGACCTGAGGAGGTCACCATGGATGCAACTATTCACAAAGTAACTGGGCTTCGGATTGAGAAGACTGGTGACTCACGACTCCACACGATTGATCTCGTGATTGAGTACGAAGACTTGGCGTTCAGCCGTCCCCAGTGGGAGCAGGATGGAGAGTCATTCGGTTACGCAAAATTGGAGTCAACGATCACGCTCTTTATCAGTGACACCGCTGATATTGAGACAGTGTTGTGGAAGGCGATCGCAGATCTCACTTCCGACCTTGCCAATGCGTGAGTAATGAGCAATGGGCAGTCATGGCGCAAGCCATGGCGTGCTCGGAGTGCACTGACCCCCATCGGTGCATTCCGAGGACGCAAGTCCATAGTTACACAAACAAATCAGAATCTGAGGAGGTTCTTACCATGGGTGCAATAACACCAAAGCAACAGGCATTCATTCGCACGATGCTCTTAGAGCGTGCTTCAACACTCGGTCTTGATGAGGCTGGCGTTGATCAGTACATCATTGATCAGAAGGTGAATGAGTTGTCAAACAAGTCTGCGTCCACCGTTATTGATGCAATCAAGAAGATTGAGATCAAGCGTGTGGGCACCGATCACTTGCCGAAGGCAGAGCGCACCATTGTCAACAAGTATGCGAACCCGTGCTCATTGTGCGGTCATCCTGTACCTGTTGGTGCTGGTCACGCACTGCTCATCGGTGGTAAGTGGCAGACATACCACGCACTCGGTCAGTGCTCCAGCGAAACTGCTGTAGCGCCTGAGCGTGTGAGCAATGAGTTGTTCGGGACATTGCCTGATGGCTTCTATGCAATGAAGTCAACGGGCACCAATGACCTCGTGTTTTATGCGGTGAAGACAAACAAGGGTTTTCATGATCCGAAGTTCAAGGGTCACCGCTCCATCTACCTGATCGTAGGTGGACACAAGGACGACCGACTCACTGGTGAGCGTGGCGTGAACGCTGTCAAGCGTCTCGTATCGCTCAACGATGCAGAGCGTGTGCAGGCACGAGCACTGTACGGTCAAGAGATCGGACGGTGTGGTGTGTGCGGGCGTCATCTCACTGATGAGGCAACACGCAAGCGAGGCATCGGCAATGACTGCGCAAGCAGGTTGGGCATCTAGCCCAAGGATGTCATGGCGCAAGCCATGGCGCCCTCACAACACATCGGGCAACTGGTGTGCTGTGAGGACGCAAGTCCACTAACAATTACCTGAGGAGGTAACAGACCATGAATACACAACTAGGAGAACTAAGCGCACTGCTTGGTCGTGTTGAGCGTGTAGCGCCAGCCATCACGGCTGACCCTGCGCTCCATGCGTTAAGCAGTGCTCACGATGGCGAAGTCGCTGTAGACCTCGCCCAGCCTCTCTTCCCATTCCAGCGTGCTGGTGTGGCGTATGCACTCAAGCAACGCCGTGCCATCATCGGAGATGAGATGGGGCTGGGTAAGACTCCACAAGGCATCGCAGTAGCAGTGCACGCACACAAGGAGGGACACAAAGTCCTCGTTGTAGTGCCACCATCGCTCCGCATCAACTGGCAACGCTCCTTCGCACTGTTCGCACCGTGGCTGACAACAGCCATTGTGTCGGGCAACAAGGTGACGGCTCTTCCCAAAGCAGATGTGCTCATTATTGGTGACAGCATCATTGACACTTGGTCAGTGAGGCTTGTCAATGCCAAGTTCGGCGCACTGATCGTGGACGAGGCACACCGTGCGAAGAATGCAAAGTCAGGACGCACCAAGGGCATCTCACATATCGCTAAGTCAATCCCGACTGAGGGTTATGTGACGCTCTTGAGCGGAACGATCATCGTGAACCGCCCGAACGAATTGGTCTCGCCACTGTCAATCATTGGCAGACTTGACCGAGTGTTCGGTGGTAAGTCAGCGTTCCTGTTTCGTTACTGTGACCCGATCCACAACGGCTGGGGTTACGTGTACAACGGAGCAACCAACACCACTGAGTTGAACGACAAATTGCGTGGCACCTGCTACGTGAGGCGTAACAAGTCAGATGTGTTGAAGGAACTACCTGCCAAGCGCCGTGCTCAGGTTGCTACCGAGATCAGCAACACCGATCTCGTGGCATATCGCTCTGCCGAAGAGAACTTCCGTGACTTCGTCATCGCCAATGGCGGTGTTGAAGCATGGCAGAGAGCCTCTAAGGCTGAAGTGATTACACGCTTGAATGCATTGCGCAGGTTGCTAGGCATCGCCAAGATCCCGTATGTGGTTGAGCACGTAGAAGAACTTGTCGCACAAGGCGAGAAGGTCATCGTGTTCGCACACCACAAAGAAGTCATCGCACAACTAAGCAGTGCTCTTCATGAGCACGGCGTAGTCAAGGTGGCTGGCGGACTCAGCGATGTGCAGAAGCAGGAAGCAGTTGACGCATTCCAAACTGGTAGCGCCAAGGTGTTCATCGGACAATTTCAATCCGCTGGTGTTGGTCTCACATTGACCGCATCATCGCATGTCGTGTTCGCTGAATTGCCATGGGAGCCAGCCTCCGCAGTACAAGCCGAAGACCGTGCGCATCGCATCGGTCAAGACAACGCTGTGGTGGCATGGTGGCTACTGGCTGTAGACAACACAAGCGAGATCCCAACAGTGGACGATCGCATGTGGGCGCTACTGAATGCCAAACACGAGACAGTCTCGGCTGTCTTGACGGGGCATGGTGAGGACATGGGCGCCGAGGGTGCGACAAGCATCACTCAATCGCTCATTGAAGGCATCATCGGCAACGGAGGTTGATCGTGGGCGCTCGGCGCCTCATGGTCGGCGCCAGTAGCGACAGACGGTGCGTTCTTGTCCTCACGAGAACCCATCACAGTGCATCACGGGCGCAAGCCCGTGGTGTTCTGACAGTACATTGGCACACCGCTTGTGTACTGTCAGAACATCACCCGATGTTCAAGTAACAACGCCTGAGGAGGCACCATGAAAGTAAGTCAAGCAATCAAGTTATTGAGTGAGATCAACCCTGACGAAGAGATCGCTATCTCTTGGTGGGAATCAAACTTGTTCACTG